TAACCTTTCAGACCAAGAATTGACGCATTCGGATGTGCTACCCTTTCCTTGCAATCCATCAGCTCAGGCGCAGGAAAATGACCGCGTCAAAATGAGACTGACAGTGCATGAAAATCTCGTCAGGTCAAAACGAAATGGAAAGCTACCTCTGTATATTGAGAATGCTTATAGATGCATCGATGACCCGGTTTTTGCAGAGGAAATGCGGTTAGCTCGCGAGCAATTGGCCGCCGAGATGGCAAACCATAATCCTGCGCCGGAAGATATGGGATAGGATATCAGGCGGCTTCCAGCATGCCAATATCGCAGCGGTGGCGCTCAATCTCACCATCGGTCTTGTGGTAGACAATACAAGTCATATCTCGGCCGGCGCGATAGCCGTGGCCAGCGGCATATGAATCTGCGGCAGCCAGGGTGCGGAATGATTCGCATATAACGCCAGGGAATTCTTTGACGTTCTTGCTATGCACATGCCCGGTGAGCCAATACCGGTGTTTCGTCTGCCCCCAATCCTCTGCACGGTCACAGGCCATGATGGCGCCGAGCTGCTCGTGTTTGACCGTGTCGCCATGGGTAGAACCGAGTAGCACCTTGCCAAACCTGTAATACCAGAACTTGGACGGTCCTAAATCAACCTCAATGCGCGGCTCATTATGAAAATAGGCGGCCAGCGTAAAGGCCAGCGCCCAGATGGCTTGCGGGTCATGGTTACCAGGGATAAGCTTCATCACCACCCGATTATATTTTTGAAGCGCACGCAAGGCGGCGTGCCGATACGTCTCTATGCCTACCTGCAGGACTTTGACGAAGCGCGAATCGACGTCAAGCTGGTGCTTATGTGCCGGCGTCTGGTTCGTTTGGTCATTCATGTGGAAAACGTCGCCGAGAAGTAATAGGATTGCGGTGTCAGCGGACGGGGCAGATTGCATCAAGCGATCTACCGCGCCCAGAGTCAACTTGCGACCTATCTCCAAATCGAACGCTTCACCACATTCCTTGGCCCAGACGTGCAGGCCCACATGTGGATCTCCGAAAGGGAATACCACCAGGATATCTTGAGATATATGGTCTGGGGCTTGAGTAAGTGGAGCCATTCCACGCACGTCTTCCGCCATCGCCGCCACCGTGGCGCGCATGAGTTCTTCTTGCCAGGCTTGATCGGCCGATGTCTTCACCCACTGAATGACTGGCTTACCCTCTTTATAAAGTGTGGATGCGCCCCTGAGAAGCTGCCCAGGTGCGACCGGATGAACTAGGTCATGCTTGGGGCTATATCCATGCTTGGCAGCCTTCTTTTTGACGAGACTGACGGCCTCATTGACTGAATTGAATGAAACACTAAGAGCCTTGGCTGCTTGGCGCTGGCTACCATATTTTTCCACCGCGTCCAGATATTCTGCCTGTCGCACCGTTGCCCATTCATAAAGCTTTTTATCGACTTTCATGTTTTCGCCCTCAGTGACATCGATTGAACTTCGTGACCAGTTCCCTCGTCCCAGCGGGCGGCGATGGCGATGGATTTTTTAAGTGATGCACCCATGGAGAGCGCGCCTAGTGCAAAATTGGCGCCGGAGCCTACGGCATAGAAATCACCCGGCACAGGTAAGGGCTGCATTTCCTCGTTCCAGAAGAAAATCCCGGTTGGATTTATTTCAAGGACCGTGAAATTGAGATTGGTCTGGAAGGTGGGCTTCTGATCAGGTTGCCGACGCCACTCTATGAACTTCAGGCATTGCTCAGGACTTCCCGAGATGCCGTAAAGCGACTGTCCAACCCTGAATATCTTTTCCATCTGGAACATTGGCACGCCGGTAATGCGCGTATCGGCTGCCATGGATGTTCTGTTGCAGACCACTGTTGTCATGCCGGCCGCCCAATAAAAAACCGCCCGAGGGTGGCAGATCAATCTCTATTCAACAGCTCTATCCATCAAGGCGCGAGGCCATTTCCTATAATGAAGGTCTGCGCCGCTCGACAACTCGCCACAACCAGATCCGCTTCCAGCATCAATGCGTCAATATTTCCCGCATACGGTTCTGGAAGTAGCCCGGTGGCGGCAACTTCTGCAGGGCTTCCGCTGGCGCCTGTGGTTTCTTGGCTTGCGGCAGGTCCTGGACCACATATTGAGGCTTTGTTGAAGCGCATGCGGCCAGACTTAGCAGCAAGAGCGCGATCAGTAGCTTGTTCATTTTCATATCCCTTTTTGAGGAGTCGGACGGTTTCAGCCTGAGCGGCTTCTTGCACGGCATTGGCGGTCAGTCTATCGGCCAGCGCTTTCTTTTCGGCGGTGATGCGGACGGCTTTATCTGCATCCCAAAGGGCTTGAATATCTGCCTTACCCTTAGTAACGCCAGCAGAATAGATGTGATGCTCCCAAGCGAAGTAACCGGCAATAAGACCGGCAACCAGTGCGAGCACGGCCAGCACCTTGCCGATGGCCTCGTATGGGCCTAATAGTGAAAAAATGTTCATACTTCCCCCAGGAATAGTTTGCGCTCGGCCTCGCGCCGGATTGTCAGCCCGTGCTCCACCTCTGACCCTGGCGAGCACCACTTCGGAAACTCGTCTGCCGCGCCCGGGTAATCTTTCGCGTTCAGCTTGCGCAATAGGGTTGACGGCGCGCCCGACTTCAGGAATACAATGCCATCCTTGAGCCGGCCGCCGGCGCCGACGTTATAGATAATCGATACCATCGCGTCAAACTGGCCTTGGGTCAGTTGGACATGCACGCAGTCATTGACGATGTTTTCAAACTTGGCGATGTCCTTGGCGAAGGCGGCATCGATCTGCGCATCCGTCCAGACCAATCCCGGGACTACCTCAGGTCCCGCATGCCCTATACCGATAGTCCACGGCGCGCCGCCAGTCTTTGGGTCGGGGTAGGCTTTATATTTGCGCCCCTCGCTGGCCTCGATCAGCGCCTTGCCTTGCTTGCCGATATTCATATCATTCTTTCGGGCTGTCTTTTTTGAGGCCAAGCGCTACACCGAGAGCGCCCAATGTTGCGCTCATGCCGATGCCGAAGGCCTGCAGATCAAAGTGGGCATGCTGAATGAGCACGTCATAGGCTTGCATGCCTAGCCCTTGCAAAATACTCAGAACGCCTAATATCCTGACAGGGCAGACGGACTTGTTATCCGGCTCTGTAAAGGTGTCCTTGATAATCTTTTTGATGCTCTCAAACATACTTACTCCCTAGTGAACCCACGCGGCCTGTCGGCTCGGATGTCGGCAAAATAGTTGTCCATCAGCCGGTCGGTGAACGGTGAGGACTTCCACAGATATTCTTCAGTCTCAGTCGGCCGTATCTGTTCTGGCGCATCCTTGGCGATCATCAGCCGATGTAGCCTGGCTTCCAGTACCTTGTTATTTCGTGCCACCAGCACGCATGCATATGTCAATGCTGCAATGAGGAAGACCAATCCCAAGCAGATTGCAATCTGGATCATTTTTGCTGCGCTTTTTCCAGTTCCAGCTTTTCGCGCATATTGCGTATCTTCTGATTTCGGATCAGATAGAAGGTCAGGACCAGGCCGGCGATAATGGAGACCACGGAGAGCACGCTTTGCAAAATGCCCATCCATAAGGCTACCCCGCCGCCACTAATAGCCGTAGCGACTACGCCATTCGCGGCGGTTTTGATTGTTTCTACGGCTTGGCTGGCGGATTCGTTCATGGCGGTCCTTAAAATGGAAAACCCGCTATAGCGGGTCAAATGATCCAAACTATCCGCCAAGGCGGAATTAAAATTTAAGTGATGGTGAGAATTCCAGTGATCTGATTCAGATCGACCAGGAATGTTTGCCCCGTAGTTACGGTCAATGGAGAGCCGTAATCAGCCCAGCCGAGCAAGGGTTTAACCGGGGATGTTTGTGTGTCGTTATAAACCACCGCATATTGAAACGTGGCTATAGAACCACCTGATGCGGTCCAACTCGGGTCTGCAGAGCCAAAGAAACTAAATACACCTGATACCTGCCCACCTGTGACAGTACCTATGCTTGTACCGCCTGCCGTATATCCATTGCCGCCGGCTATCTCGGTGATGTCTGATTTTATGGAATTCGTTGCGACCGGCGCAGTGTTGGTCAGCATCACCTTGTAGGTATGTGTTGAACCTGTTTTTAGCTGATGGACACCGGATACAGCATCCTCAACAAACTGATTAAATTTATGATACGTCGCCACGGATTGCCTCTTGTGAATTAGAAGGTTAGGAACATTGAACTGCGAGTAGCACCACCGCTGAGCGAAAGCCCAATATCAGTGCCTGCGATGGTGTAAGATCCGGTGTCGATTGCCAATGTGTATTGCGAATAGAGAAGGCCGACATTGTTGCCTGTGATGCCGAATACGCCCGTGTTAATTGGCATGGTATAGACCGCAGGACCAGCGTTTGGCAGTCTGCGAAATGATTTGAATATTCTGTTCGGGTTGGCTGCAATCTCAATGATTTCTTGCTGGCTCTGCGCTCTGCGACATGCAGCAAAAAATGACATGGTTCCGCTAAAATCGGTATTGTTAGCGTGGTTGCTTCCTATTGATAGCAATGTTCCAACATCGCTGCCATTCGTGCCTGTCCCGCTATTAGCGGTGAGTGTTTGTCGAACACCGTTTATGTAAATATCGTAGTTCCCGGCCGTCATCGGGATGGCAGATGAATACTGGACGATGCTGATTAGCTGTTTTTTATTGTTGACAAATGAACTGGAAGGGCAGGCAACAGTAGCGTTTGTCCCCGACGTATTCCTCTGGAAAATAATCTGGGAGCTGGATGCGCTATAGATCAGCCATCCAGTGACGCTGCTGCTCTTGCCAATTATATTGATCGATGCTACTGCGGTCGGCGTGCAAAGAAAATGAAATGTAGCGGGTCCGGAAAAAAATAGATCGTCTAGAAAACCAGTTGCTGGATACGATAAATAATTTGCAAAATTACCTAAGCCTGCAAATGACCATGCAGCCCCGTCCGCATTGAATGCTGGAACTGGATTGCCTACTACTGTTGGTTTTGTGCTCGTCGCGGCGTCAATCAGACCAGCCACTGAAGCAACGGTATATCCTACCGCAGACACACCACCTTTCGGCTGCGTGTCTAGCTTATGTAGATACTTAAGAGCCGACATTTTTATGTGCCGAGAACAGAATCAAGGCTGACATACCATGCAAGGACATCGACGGTTTGACCGGATGCCGCCGTGGTGCCTTGATTGCCCGATGCAGAGTCAACGACCAGGCGCACGCGCTCCATAGTCGAAACATCGAAGTCAAAAGTAAAGAACTCGCCAAGATCAGTGATGGCAATGCTGTTTGTATGGGCGCGTGTCAAGTTATCGGTAGGTGTGACAGTGGCGCTGCTGATTGTGCCGACGCGCGACCATTCGGAATTCGCGGGAGTCCCGGTCTCGCGCAGGTAGAGATAATCGCCTGTAGTTATGCCCGTGGCTGACGTGACGATATAAGTGGATGCATTGGCACTTGTAGCGCCGTTCAGTGTCGTACTATTAGCCGCCGTCTTCCCCGTGGCAGATGTCCATTGAAAAACCGGCACCCATTCATCATTGCCACTTGTAGCTGGAGAAGCCTCGAACCTGAAGCCAACCTCATTTGTCAGGGCGGTGGCGACCGTACGACCCATTTTGACGAAGATGCGGATAGCGAATTTGGTGCTGACATCGACCGCAGATCCAACAGTAACTGCCGCGGTAGCTTGTTGAGTCAATGCAAGTAGCGCGCTGCTCGCGGTCTTGGTTGCGGTTGTTGTGGTAGTCATTTTAATATCCTTGAACTTTGGCGACGACATCATATTTCGATGCCACACTGTTGTATTGAAAGCCGATGCGATCCATCTTCGACGCTGTGGTGGTCAAAGTAATGGATGGAATATCTGCGGAGAATCTGAATGAGGATGGTGATGCAAGAGTTCTGCTTCCGGTTGCGTCTTGCGTCAACTCCAATACGCAATTCTGCTCATCTACCGCGCCCGTCATCGTGATTGAAGTAATATTCCCTGTGAGCGTCATCCGAATCACATCTGCGTCTGACCAGTCAAAGGTCGGAGTTGCAGAAAACGTCTGTGAGACAATTCTCTTTATGCCAGAGCGACTGACGAGAACAATGTTTGTTCCGTCACAGCGAAGAATGGCAGTTTCGCCAGCAGCTACCGCAACGCCAGTTCCAGATGCAGTTTTGAAGGTGATCGGGAAGCCGCCTGTCGTGCCATTCTTAAAGACATACAGCTTCTTATTGACGCGGGTGACTATGTTCCTTGAGGCCGTCAGGGTTCCAGTTGCGTTGATGATTCCGTATTGCCATTCCTCGGCAGGTGTCGTGGAAGTGGAAAGCGTGTAGTTGGCATCCGGCATTGCCAATTCGAACTCGGACAAAGCAGCGTCCAGCACATCGAATGCGGCATTGGCCGTAACACCTCCTTGGTTCTGGGAGCTATCTATCTTGGTGATGCCAAGCTGAGCGGTCAGTGTCATGATTTCCAGGCATAAAAAAACGCGCCGTAGCGCGTCTTGAATTTAAAATATGAAGCTTTCACACAGAGCCGGTTCGCGGATATCCACGCCCGACGATGGCGCTTATTTGATAGACTTTGCAATACACAGGATTACCTGGAGTCAGTCCATCGGTGGTTTGATTGGCCGCTGAATAAGCGGCGGTGGGCGAAGTCATCCCGGAGATTGTCCTCACCACTGTCGTATAAAGCCCGTCCGAATAAATCACAACATCGTAGAGTTCGCTGGCCTCATCTAATGGTGCCGCGCGTGCGTCCAGAGAATCCCATGCTGACCTGGTGCGACGTACCCAAGTTATCGTGAGGTTATTGCTGACATCTCGCGTACCTTTCAATTGGCATGGCGCGTAAGGCTTCAATGCGACTGCGGTATCGGTGAATGTCTGCGCGCCGGCACTGGCGATTGTTTTGCCAATCGTCACGCCTTTATATGTTCTAGATAGGCCTATCTCGGAATTTGCGGCGGATATCCTGTTAATCGTAGCCAATGAGATGGAGAGGAAGCGTTCGCCTGTTCCGTGAATGCCCATTGCCCATTCTGTCCCCTTCCGCCCGCGCAGCAATCCTGAGAGAGTGTAAGTGCCGTCAGCGTTCAGAGTTGCGGTTTTGAATTGGATCAACTCACTGCCAAGCAACGCCACGTTTGCGCCATTGAGCACCGCTAATTGCGTGGTACTAGAAAGCGTAGCATCGTTATACAATTTCACTGTGACGGTGTTTTCATAATCAAAAACATAACCATGCGAGAAACTGCCAAGGGCAGTCAAAGACAGGCCCATGGTAGCGGCAGTGATAACCGAGCCTGCCTCTACAAAAGTTCCACCACCATCGGCTGATTTATATAGGACTGCACCGGGCCAACTTGTATCGTCGCCACGCGCTGCATAGTAGAATCCTGGATCATCATCGGCATCGCGCAGCATTGGCATGTCAAGCAGCCACATTGTTGTGGCGCTTGGATTGGAAACAGTTTGACCACCGCCGTTATTGCCAGAAACGCCCACAGCGGCTTGTGCATAAATCTCGGCCAGTTCTGCAACAGCCTCCCATTTGATGAGTCCCTGACCTTCGTCTTTCTTAACCACGCGCAAGGTCTTACCATTCACGATCATCACATCCGTAGGCTCGTACTTTGCATATTTGTTCGTGGTCTGGAACTTGTAGGATGTCCTGCCGGTCCATGCATTGAACATAGATGCATCGGCAATCTGCTTTGCTTGGTCATCGGAAAGAACGATAGGCAATTCGACATTAACTGCTTCTCCGGATGAACCTATCAGCCGTTTGCTTTGCTGGGTATTGTTTTGATAATCTGCACCAGGATTCAGATAAGTGATATTCAAGGCGCTTGGTAATTCGACTTCCTGCACTCTGGTGGTAGTCAGGATATCCGGCAAGCTGTCACCGTAGGAATGAGCCGCAAGATCATCAGAAACAATCGTCACTATAGAAGATCCGCCGCGCTTGACGAATTTCACCTTACTATCAGATTCGACAGCATCGAAGAAATAGGCTTGCTGCAATTGTTCTATAGGAGAACGTACCGGGGATTGACGTGTAATCGCATACCCATCAACTAGATCGGTCAGGGCCGAGACATTGATATCGCCTGTCGTCAATCCTGCGCGTAAGGAGAGATTGGAAACTATATCGCCAAGAATGACCTGGTCAGATGTGACCGATGGGCCGTAAGGTATATCTGCGATCCTACCGGTATTGGTGGTGGATATTTTTCTTTGCTCTGGAAAATCCCTCATTGTCTCCTGACCGCTGGTCACGGGTACGGAAACGCGGATATTTTCAATGACAGTTTTCGAGATTGGATTGAATAATAAAAGGCGTCCAGGATCTGTCCCGCCAAAAGTGATAAGCCTCAGATGCCCACTAGTCTTGTCTAGGCACGCTCCAACCACATTATTTCCATTCACATCGCCAAAAGGGAAAGAGAAGGTAAAATTTTCATCCGTAAGAATCAGTCCACCAGCACTTTTTTTAATCGAATATAGATGATTAGCTAATGAACCTCCGGCTGGGTTGGATGAGGCAAAGGCCCATAACACATCGTTGGCCTTATCCCAAACAATAGGTATATTTGAAGTATCTGGCAAATAAATCGAGCTAACGAAAGAAGGCGGGTTAATGTCGAACGAATTTACTATTGGAGAATGCTCTATCCATGTCAAATAGGAGCCGAACCCCTGCACAATCACCGCATCTAGGTCATCGAAAATAGTAGACCTGAATGCCCAGAACGGAAGATCAAAACTCACGCTATCGACAACTATCATCGCGCAAGACGCATGTTTTGCTCGGGCCTCGTTCCAATCATATGGAGCGCTCCATAGCGGGGCAGGTCCACTTCTATCAGGTGTCGGATCTATATCAGAATCGCCGCCAGTTCCGCCCAAACTCGCCGGTGAGAAGCCTATCGCTGTATTTGCGAATACCCCGTTGCTGCTGGCAAAAAACACTTTGTTATTGTCTATAACTGGAATTGGTACCCCAGGCCAATATACCGCCCCTCCATATGAGCATGTATCAATCAGAATAATAACTTCTCTTGTCGCCGTATTAACTGCTATGCCATGAGCAAAAGGATTAGGCGCGGGCAATCCGCCGATGATTGGGCCGAATAAATTACCCGGTAATCCGCGAGCGATAAAATAGAAACCCCCGCTGCAAATACCTTGCCCGTGCATCGGGTAGACTTGTTCGGTAACAGTCGGCGCACCGACTGGATCTGGGATTTCTGTCTGTGCTGGAACGTCATACGCCCAAATCAATTCCTTGGTCACGGCATCGTACTGCTGGATCTGTGGAGTATTCGGCACTCCTGAAGTGTCAATTACCCATGATTGTGTTGGCACATCAAAACGCGCATGACCTGTTAGAGTGTGCATCCATAGATGCCCAGTGTCATCATAGGAAGCCTTGAACGGCTCGTCACCACCACCTGTTACATATGCCTCGCCATAGGTAGTCTGCGCGGGAACTCCAACACTGCCGGCCATCACCACTTCAAAGCTGAAATTCGGAATGCGATTGCCGAACTTGGTCAGCGAGAAGTCGGTAAATACCGCGTAGACTTCCCCTCGATAGCCTGGCACATTGCCAGCCCCTTTGTCGGCCTCAATTGTCGGGTCCGGCAACTGCGTTTCGGTCCCAAGGTAGACTTGCATCTGCAAGCCTTCAGCCTGGGTTACTCCGGTATTGGTATCCGAAATATCAAAGATCAGCGTGCTATCAGCCCATACTCGACGAATTGCAACTGCTTCGCCTTCGCAGATGGAGATGGCGAACGAGCACGTATAGCTAAAGGTGGTTGTGGTTTGACTGGGGCCGCCCTTGCCGCCCTGTGTTTCTGTATGAGGATGCTCTTGGATATCGGTTGACCAGATAATATTCCCGGCCCCGCGCATGGTTCCATAGTAAATTGGAATCATGCCGCCATAACTGGAGTTCTGCACCTTCAAATCGGATAAGCGCGGGCCGACTTGATCTGGCAATGAGCCTGGGAATAATGCTGAGCCAAGGGCTGAACCGATGGCAAAGCCAAGCCCAGGCATGCCAAAGAATGAACCAACCGCCGCACCAGCAACTCCAAGGACAAGACTTGCCATTACTCAAGCCCTCGGAACGAATAGGCTGCAACGATGCGGGACTTCCAGGTATCGCTCAAGACATGCTCGACTACCTTGCGCGCCTGGGCGTAGGCATGGATCATGCCGTAATCTGTAACAATGGCCAGGTGCTGCGGATCAGTCTCGAAGCGCATCAGGAGCACGTCGCCAGGTTGATACAAAACCACCCTGTCCATATGCTCATCCATGACGGCACGCATCTTGTCGCCCAATGGAATACGTCCATAATCAGTAGATTCGAAGTCGGATAGTTTCAGGTTATGGGCGACACAAAGGCAAAGGCCTAAGCAGTCCATGCCATTGCTGGCGCGGCCTTGATGTAGCCATCTGGTACCCAAATATTTTCTGGCTTCTGCTACGATATCGGCGCGCGTGGTCATGCTTTGCGCCCTCCAACTTGCAGCACTTTGTCCAGGCCCGGCAGATGTGGCTTGCCGCGGAAGTTCACGACGTTGTTAAAGCGAGCCTCGCAGGCATCAATCGACTTATCACACCCGGCATAGACTGAGAACGTGTCGCCGGCCACAATCAGGTTGGGCATGGGTAATTGCAGTTCTAAAGAACCAGAGGCAAGCAGATATGTTTTGACTTCCATCGACAGACCATCATTCAGTCCAGATGTGAAGGTCAGTTTTCCGTAGTTGAAATAGGCGTCTGCATTGGTCAGTCCGGTGGTGATCGTTCGATTGTCTGCGCTGACAGTGGCAACGGTTCCGGTGAAGGTGAAAGGTGCTAGGTCTACCGTGCAACGTGCATCGCCTAGATCAGCATCGCAGCCGGGGGCGTATAGTCGTCCTATGGTGCGGCTATAGGCTTGGGTTAGGCCGCGTAGTTCTGCAGTGAAGGAAATGCGGCCGGCGGTGACTTCGCCAAGGTGTCCGGTGCATAGAATGTCGATGCCGGCAGACAGATCGTTATAGTTGACCCTGAACTGCATCACATGGGCGAAATCCCATAGCCCCGAGTTCAATTCTTGTTCTGTAATAAATGGGGAATTCAGAATTCCGATGATTTCCATATTATCCACGTTCAAAGCGGCACTAATTTGGATGTCGGATGGTGTATATCCTGGCGCCGCCAGGTAAGTGACGGAGCTGACCGTAATATCGGAGTCGTGCTCGGTAAAACCCTTCACTGTTCCATTGGTCAGCGTTACTTTCCAGCATGTGGCAAGTGTTTTTGTACCAAGCGCATAATGATTATTGAGCGCGGTAGAAAATCCTTTCATTCCCGCACCTCCATCAAGATCACAGAAGGTCCGGATAGTAGGCGAGTATCGAAACTGCCGCCGCGGTCCAATTCCCAATCAATTTCATCGTTCATAAATTGCACTGGGACATAGAAACCGCCAGTCCAACTCAGAAGCGCAGCAGACGGTGCGCTTGGTATAGAAACTTGCCCTGTCGTTACGTCTAATGTATACAAACTGGGGTCCATCGGTGATCCACTAAGGCTCAGCACGAATGGGGCGGCTTTGGGGCGCGTGATCGCCCTATCCTTATACCGAGAAGTACCGGCGGTCACATACCGCTTCTGCAGTTGGTAGAGATGTCCTGAAACCAGGGATAGAGGGCAATTGACAGTTACATTGTCTTTTGGGTCTTCCATCAGAAACCCATACGCACCACCCTCGGTAATCTCATGTAGCCCTTCGATAGCCTGCCATTGCGATACGAGCATGGGGGCGATGCCGATTTCGTATTGGCGTAGCGTCTTGGTCCAAACGATATTGACGTCACCGAAACCGTTATTCGTCATATTGCGCACGTTCATGCGCATGTTCTTGCCCTTGATGCCGGCAGTAATAACGGAGTTCGGCAGGACCACATCAGCTAGGACGATGATAGGCATTAGTTGGTCCTCGCATGGGCGCGGATTGCACCTTTGTAGGCTGATGCGGCCACCTGGTTTTGTGTGCGCGTGTCTATTGGGCCAGTGCTATAGAAATTCACCGTCTGATGAATTGCTGGTCCGTTGGATTGCCCTATATTTGCATCAACATTTCCGGGTTGATTGCCCATCATCAAATACTGCTTGCCGGCGATATTGAGCAATTCAGGCTGACCTTTTTCGTTGACCTCATACAAGCTTTTTGGCATCACTGGGCCACCGATTGCGCGGCCACCGCTCAGACCAAGACTTCCAAGGCTTCCAACTGTGTCATTGGTAATTCCTACGCCTGGGCCGCTTGGTGCGCCGAATAGGCTTCCCAGAAAGCTGCCGATCAGACCGCCAAAGCCAGATCCACTACCCATGCCCTCATTGATTGATGCGGCCAGTGGCCCGGTAATTTGAGCCTTGATGATCATGCGGTCGATATCGGCCACTACGGAATTTGCGAGACTCTTGAAATCAAGTTTTCCGGTAGTGGTGAATTTGACCAATGCATCTTCCATTCCTTGGAATGCGTCGGTGAATAGGCCTTCGGTCATCTTGGCAACGCTTTTCGATTCGTTGGCGTAATTGATCAATGCTTCGGAAGCACCTAGCGACCAATTGCGCTCTTGCTCCATGCGCAGCATGTAATATTGGTCATACTCAGTTAGGGCAAGGGCTTGAAAACGCTTGATGCGGTCCAGTTCATCGTCATATTTCTTTTGCGCGTCAACGCCAAAGGTTCCGTTAAACTCCGAATCTCTGCGGGTCTTTTCCAGATCCTGGCGCTGCTGTGTGTAGCGATCTTCAATTTGCGCGCGGCCGCTTACCCTGCTGCGCTCTTGATTGCCTGCGCCGGCCCCTGCGAGGTCGCGCTGCTGCGCTAATGTGATCGTGTCAAGATACTTTTGCGCGGCGTCCTCGGCATTGCGATAGGCTTGCGCTATTTGATTAGCGGCGGCGGATTCCTTGATGCTAGATACTTCTGCATTGGTCACAGCGGCCTGGCGAACTTTGGTGAGTTGGGCCTGAATATCAATGATCTTGCGGTCGTTGTTCAGACGGTCTTGCGTTGCAGTCTTGCCGCTGAACTTCTCTGCTTCCAGTCGCTTCAATTCGGCCTGCAGGGCAGTTTCTTGCGCCTGACTATTCAGGTTGATGAATTCCTGTTTCGCCTCGTAATATTGTTTTTCATCTATCAGACCAGCCGCGCGGCGCGCTTCAAGGATTTTTTCTGCGTCGGTGTAGACTTGAACGATTGCGGCTTCTTGTTTCTTGATATCTTCCAGGTCAAGGGCTAACTGAGCGTGCTGGTTTGATCTGTCTTGATTTGGGATGGCAAATTTTTTGCGCGTGGCGGCATCTATTGCCGCTGCATCAGATGCGCTGAACGGTGTGCCGGCCGCTTGGGCGGCTTTGATCTGGCGTGCATTCTCGGCCAGCTCAAGATTTAGAGCGCCGCCCGCCTTGGCGGCTTTCAGTGCCTTGTCGATATAGTCCTGCGCGGCGATACCGGCCTTTTGGGTAGCGGCATTGCTAGCTTCGGCAAAGGAGTTCTCTTGTTGCCTGAATAGCGATCTGAAGTTGCCTGTTTGCTCCTGCTCCAATGAAGCTGCCAGACCGGCATTACCTGCGCCCTGGCGCGGCTGAACCACAGCAAAGGGGGACGTCTTGCCGGTAGTTGTAAATGCCGTCTGACTTGTCTGCAGCGCCTGCAGCGAGGCTATTTTCTTGGCCGTGTCGGCAATCTTATCTTCGATGGTCTCAGGGCGGCCCACATCATAGACCCTATCCCAGAAGGCAGACCAGAATTGCGCATGCTCCTTTAATTGCTTGCCGAGGCCGTGGAGATTTTGATCTACCTTGCCGAATCGCTCATTCAGAGCGTCGTAAATTACTCCCTGCGCGTCGGCAGCGCGTCCATTTTCTTCAAAAGCTTTGATCGCCTGATATTGCGCTGCAGTGATGAAATTCAGCGAACGATTGGCCTCTTCCGCGAACTTTGCCGGCGACCTGGACATCTTGGCGAAATCCTTGGCGACTTCATCCGCAGTCTTGCCGGTTGCCTGCCCGTAGGAAACCGCAGCCTTGGCGGCAGCGCTGAATACTTCGGGGCCAATCTCACCGGTTGATATAAGGGCTTGCGTGAACTCGCGTGCAGAACCAACGGTCGCATTGGTGCTAGTGGCGATGCTTTTTGCTAGCGCATTGAACTGCCCCTCGGTCTGGCCGGCGAAGTTCCCTGTCAAGACTACCGACTGGTTGAATTTTTCGCTCTCACGCGAGCCTATGGCATAGGCTGCAGCCAAGCCACCCAGGGCAGCAGTGACGCCAATAACCAATCCGCCGATGGGAGTCAGAGCCAAAGAAACCAGGCCACTGGCATTGGCGAAGATACTGGCAGAACTGGCGAAACGGGTAAAATCGCCCCTTCCGAGTTCGCGCGACATCACCAGCAGTTCGCGTTTTGCTATGGACGAGCTGAGGCTAAATCCCTCCAGCGCTCTCGCTCCTGCGGCCGCTTCTGCGCTATGCTTCTTGAATTGCGCTTCGCCCACGGCCAGCTGCGCCACCATCTGCTTAGCTTGGTCTGAAACGCCCAATTCGGCGGCCTTGAATTCCAGCAATTGATACTTGCTCAGGCTGGCCGTTTCAATCTGGCGTTGCAGCGAACTGATAAACTTTTCTTGCTCGGCGTTCAGTTCGATTTGCGCGGTTTTGGCGGATTTGCTGGCAATCGCAGTTGAGGCTAGGAAATTGGAATAGTTCTTGCCGGAGTTCGCCGCCTTGCCCAAAGATGCAGACGTGCGCTCACCCGATGCCGTCAATGCATCTAAATCACTAGCGGCCGATTTTGCTTGGCTGCTATCGATTTGCAGGCTGAGGCTGGCAATATCCACTATTTTCCTTTTTCCGAGCGCATCTTTTCGAGTGCCGCATCTTCCATCGTGCGAATACCGTCAAACACGTCTTGCCAATCCTTGTGAGGCACACCGGTTAGGCGCATCACTTGCGGTAGTGCGTTGTAGTCAAGTCCTGTGGGGCCTGACATGCCAACGCGCCACTGTGTTGACATGGCGATGAATGTATTGATTGTGG